CGGCCTTGCATCAGTTCCTTGTACGTGGCCGGCAGCGTGCTGTCACCACAGATTATCCGGTGCTCTCCCAGTTGCCACACATCTCCCAGCTTGGTCACCACGCGCTTCTGGATCTCGGCGGGCGGTGGCTCGGGTGGCAGTTGGGGCGGTGGCGCCAGCATGAATTCGATCTCGCTGGGGTTGAAGCCGGTCAGGCTCATGTCGAATCCCATGCGGGTCAGTTCCGCGAATTCCGACGCCAGCACGCTGTTGTCCCACTGGCTCTGCTCGGCGATCTTGTTGTCGGCGATGCGGTACGCGCGGCGCTGCGCGGCGGTCAGCCCTGCTCGGAGGATGACTGGCACCTCTGCCATTCCAAGCTGCTGGGCGGCTTGGTAGGCGCCGTGGCCTGCCAGTATCTCGTAGTCCTCGTCCACGATGATGGGCTTGGTCCAGCCCACCGCCTCGATGCTGGCCACGATCTTGTCGATCTGGTGGGGGTCGTGCTTGCGGCTGTTCTTGTCGCTGGGCTTGACCTTGCCGATCGGCACGTAATCCACGCGCAGCGGGCCACGTCCTTTTTTAGGGGGAGAAACTTTATTGTCTGTTTTCATGGCTTTGGCAGTGCGTACGTGTTTTGGATGTGAAAGCTGCCGATGCTCTTGAACAGGTCGATCGATGCCTGGTTCCGGGGGTTCACGTTGGCAACGAATCGGTCGCCGTGCCGTGGTTTGTGGCGCGTGATGGCCTGCAACAAGGCTTGCCTGGCGTGCCCGCGGCGCTGGTGCTCCTGCAGGATGAATATCCCGATCTCGTCATCCGGAGTGATGTACAAGCTGCCGACGCACACTTCCTCGTCCTTCTTGTCCGTGATGTTAAGCGGGTGGCTCATCAGCAGGAACCAGTGCCGGTACGGGTGGTGGTCGAAGAAGTCCTCATGGTCTGCCATGCCAACGAATCGCTGGTGCATGATGTTGGCCTCGGGAGGGCGCTCGATCAGCAGCTGGTAGGTGATGTGGACCGCTTCGGCGCGGTCCGCTTCCTCAACGGGTAGGAATCGCATCAGGATTTGGCCAGCAGCAGGAGGGCATCGCAGACGTCGACCACGCTGCTGCCGCTGAATGTCCCTGCCAGCGCGTCGTTGCGCACCTGGTTGGCGATGAAGTTGGCGGACTCCTTGGCGCGGCGCAAGGCTTCGGCGCGGTCTGCCTTGTCCTTGTCCGCTTCATTGTTCTCGATCGGCTTGAAGGCGTCCATGGTCCCGGCCACGTACAGGCCCACCAGCACGAAGTTGCGGGGCGGGTCGCCGGCTCTGCCCGGGAAGGCCGGCACGCCGTTGGGGTTGGCCTTGGTCGGTGGCAGGGCTTCGCGCGGCGGCTCGGCGGGGCGTCCTGCAGGGCGGAATATCCGTACTTCCGGGTCCACGTCCAGGTACTCCACGCAGTCATCGAATCCCTTGATGTCCTGCTCGGTGATCTGTACGTTCAGTTCCGGGTTGGCATGCCGATTCTTCCACAGCAGCATGGCAATGGCGCGTTTGGGATCCGATGCGACCAGGCGGTCCAGCGGGTTGTCTGACTGCGTTGCTTCGGTCATCTTCTCTCTCCTCGGGTTAGATTCTAACTTCAATTCCGCGTTCTGCAAGGTACTGTGCGGCGCCTCGCGGGGTGGCGTCGGTGAATTGGAACATGGCGCCGGCTGCCACACCGTCTGCGCCGGCCTTGATGGCAACCAGCATGTCCTCGTAATCCCCAGCACCGCCGTGGGCTATCACCGGGATGTCCACGATGGTGGCGATGTTCTTGATGGCGTTGATGTCGTAGCCGTCCATGACGCCTTCCCGGTCGGCATCTGTCAGGATGATCTCACCAGCGCCGGCGCGCTCGAGGCGGCGCACCCAGTCGTACAGGTGCCAGCGGGTCTTGCGCTTGGCGCCGTGCGTGAATACCCAGCGGATGCCTTCCCTCATTCGGTAGTCGACCGCGGCCACCACCGCCTGGCATCCCACGCTGCCGGCCAGTTCGCTGATCAGGTTGGATTCGTGGGCCGCGGCTCCGATCACCACCTTGTCGGCGCCGGCCATCAGCAGGTCTTTTACGTCCTGCACCCTGGTGATCCCACCGCCCACCGCCAGTGGCATGAAGCAGGTTTCGGACAGTTGCTCGACCATGCGCAGGTCCGGGCCTCTGCCTTCCTCTGTGGCGCCAATATCCAGCAGCACCAGTTCGTCCACACCTCTCATGCTGTGGATCTTGGCGGCCTGCATGGCGATGCCCACCGCGCGCCATGAATCGAATGCCATGCCTTTGACCAGCGTTCGGCCGCGGCACAGGATGGTGGGGATGATCCGTTTGGCCAGCATCACGCGTCCTTGAGGATCAGGTGGCCGGTCCCATCGGATTCCTTGAACAGCGGCCAGTTGGTGAAGTCGTCCATGATCTCGAACAGTCGCGGCCGGGTGACGCCAATCCTGTCACAAACTTCGTGCACCGGCACGCCACAGTAGGCTTCCGGGAATAGCCCGTCGCGCCGGCGCACGATCTCGAGGGCTTTGTCGCGCGGGATCAGGCCCATCCTGACGTCGACGGCAAGCTGGGTGCAGAGCCGTCCGTATCCGTATTTTCGGTACATCATGTGGTCGTGGATTCCGGTCTGGGCGTTGTCCAGGTTCTCCGCCACCCAGTAGCTGGCTGCGCACGGCGGCTCGTTGTGGAAGGTCTGCATGCCGGCTGCCTGGGCTTCCCTAGCGTTCCGGTGGCTGTCCCATGGGAAGTATGCGCCGAGGAAGTGGGCCTCGATGGATCCTTTATATGCCAGTTGAGGAGGCAGGTAGTCGTCCATGTCTTTCTTGGTCAACCCTTCCTGCCCGATCAGATCGTCCGGGCGCAGACCAAGGAATCCACCGAATTCCGACACCCAGCGCCGAGTCATCTGGGTGGCTTCCTCGCTGCCCATTGGCCCACCATAAGCTTCCTGTGGGTTCTCGCCGTAGAAGATCAGCGGGATCCGCAGATCCAGCGCGGCCTTGAATGGGGTGGTGAAGATGCTGACGTGCTCGGGCCAGCTGATGTCGCCCACCATCTCGAGGCCCAGGCGGTTCAGCTTCGCCCTCGTAGTCCGGTTTGGGGTGATCTCGATCGTGCGGGCGTACCGGGCCAGGTTGTCGATGTTCGCCCTCCCGGTCGGCGTTAGGTGGCAGGTGCTGGCAGTGACCACCGTGACGTCGGCGCCGAGCTCCAGCAGGCGCAGCACCTGAGCATGCGAGTCCTTTCCGCCTGAGCTGGGCACTATGCACTGGCCGTGGTGCTCGTCCAGCAGGCGCAGCAGGTGCTGGTGGCGCAGATCCCAGTCTCGCTGGATGCGCTTCTGGAAGGACAGGCAGGCGGCGCATGTGCCGTTTAGGAATGGCGTGTCAGGTCTAGTCGACGGCATAGTGCAGGTGTTGCATCGGATCATGGTTTTCCTCCCAGGCCACAGTATCCAACCGTTTCGTCTGGTGCTCTTTTCTCAGCTTTTATTGCTGGGTGTGCTGGCCAATTCACAATGGGATTGAAGTACTGGGCTGTCCTCCACATCATGCATGCGGATCCGATGCACTTGGCCCACTCCTGTTCTTCCACGGACTTCCCGCCATCTGCCGGCCAGTTCACAGAAGCGGTCGTGTTGGAGCCGATCCGGCCAGCCCGCACCATCGGGCACCACTTTGTCTTGGCTTCTTCTTCGGTCATTGTTTCATCATTCCAGTTTGTTGATCGTCTGACTGGAGTGCTGCACCGGTCAATATGCGTACCCGAAAATGATGCACGGCCAATGCGTCCAGAATTAGCTGATTGCCGAAGTCCATCGATTCGTTTCCTCTTTCGAAGTCGGCTATCCATTGAACTGCCACGGTAATTGGCTCGTCATTTTCCAGCGCATCTGCCAGCGATCTCAGTTTGGCGATTCCGTTGGCTTTTGTGAGGTCGCTCATTTCACCTTCTCCATCAGGAACCAGGTGATGTCGTCCTGCGGGAAGTTGTGGTCGCCGTGGTACTGGAAGCCGTAGTCGATCAGTTGCAGGCGCTGGCCGTGAACAATCCACGCCTGCTGGATGATCTCCCTGCAGAAGTCCCGCTTCCAGAGGGCGGCCGGCATCCCGCGGTACATCACTTCCACCGGGGTCGGGTTGTAGTACTCGGCGATCAGGATGTACTTGCTGCTGTGCTCGATCAGGCGGTCGTATGCCCTTGGCAGGTCCGCTGGGGCTGTATGGATCAGCACGCCTTTGGTCATGGTCAGATCGAATGTTTCAGGCCAGTGTCCCGGAGTGTTCTCAGCGATATAGTCCCTGCAGGATATGTCCGATGTCACGTTTTCTGCAAAGTTTGACGCCTCCACATTGATCTCGATCCCGTACAGATCCACGGGGCTTATTAGGTTCTGGATGGCCTCGAGGTTCTGCCCGGTCCCGCAGCCGAATTCCAGAACGCTGCTGATCCCGTGGGTGCGCTGCAGGATCTTGGAGAACAGGGCCGTGTTGCTGGCCACCTTTCCTTCATTCCGTTCCACATACTGGTCGCCGAATTCACCCTTCCAGATCGGCGCTGTCTTGGCTTGGCTCATGCTTCTATTCCTTTCATGATGAGGTTGTCGTACATCTGCTCTGCTCGTTTCCAGTCGTCCTCGGTGTTGATGTCGCACACGCGTTCCGCATCGATCGGCACCATGGCCGTCCGGACGTCATACAGGGGTTTGTTCTCGCGGAAGGCTTCCTTCGTTCCCCAGTAGAACTGCCCGGCGTCGGCCAGCGGCTCGGTGCCCACCCCGATGGCGTAGTCGATCCCCAGCATGTCGATGCACGCGCGTCCATATTTCAGGCTCTGCACGCTCATCAGGGGGGCGGTGGGGTAGATCACGCAGGCCCACACGGCTGGGATGTGCCATTTGCTGCAAATCTGCTGCAGTGCGTGCTGGGCGACCTGCTGGGTACCGATGTGGTCGGCTGCCAGTTCTGCGGGTCTGTGGATCACCATGGCGTCGGCCAGTGCTGCAATGCATGCCGTGTGGTAATCGTCCGTGGTCACGAACACTTTGGCGAACAGGCCGGAGTGCAGCGCCTTGGCAATGCTGTGCTCGATGATCGGCCTTCCACGGAACGGGCGGGTGTTCTTGCCCGGGATCCTTCGGGATCCGCCACGGGCTGGGATGATCGCCACGCAGCAGGGTTCCTTCTCGTCCTGGTCGAATCCGCGAATCAGTCGCGGCTGCTCACTCCTCATGTTGCATCCTCCTCTGTTTGACCAGTCTACGCTCCCGGGTGCCGGTCAGGTTGCCCACATGCCAAGCATGGCAGTGGATGCAGTGGTAAACGTGGGCCAGCTTTCCCAGCTTCGTCTTTTTCAGGCTCCGCTGGGCGGTGTCGTAGTTGTCGAAGGCAAACTTACCACCACAATGCACTCGTTGGAACAGGCGCAGCTTCTGATCCAGCCGGGCCAGCCTGCCCAGCCATTCCAGATCGTCCGGTGGCATCGCCTGCTCGGTCACGTTGCTTCCTGCAGGACGATATCCACCACCGTCTGCGCACGGCGCAGCATCGGCACCTTTTGGCTTTCCAGGCTGGTCAGCACCATCAGCACGCGGTTGACCATCTTTTCGCGGATCTGGTCAACCAGTAGGCTTTTGTTGGCGTCGGGCGCTCGTCCGGTGTGGGCCTCAAAGGCGCGGCGGGCCAGTTCCTCCCCCATCAGGCGCGCGTTGTTCGAGTCCATGGCGATCCAGTTGATGCCGGCCGGGAGCTCAAAGTGTACGCGGCCTTTCACCACCCCGATTTGGACGGGTGCGTTCCCGGTGTAGTTGCGGTCGATGGTCATGACGGCTGGGTTCCGTTGGCCACCTTGTGGTCGTGCAGCATCTGCTTTGACTTCTGCAGGAAGCCGATCATGCTGTCGACCTGGTCCTCGGTCAGCATCAGTGCCTCGATCTTCTGGTTCCAGGACAGGATCACCTTGTCGCCGTTGTGCCCGTACTGAGTCGTCACTGGCTTCTGGGTGTCCTGGATGGTTGGCTTCTGGGTTTTGCCGAACTGTTCACGGCGGCGTTGTTCTCGGTTCATCTGAATATCTCCATGGTTGAAAGGTCCGGATAGTCGTCGTTCGGCAACGGTGCGTTGTGTCGCGGCAGGTGCTGGATCCGGACCAGTCCTTCCGCTGCCACTTCTGGGCTAAGGTAGCAGTGCCAGCCTATCTGGGTGAATGTGTCGTCCTTCGGCGCCACGCCCTCGGTGCGTCCGTCAAACCGGGCGCGGCGCAGCCAGGCGTCGGCTTCCGGGTCATCGTGCAGGATGCATCCTCCCTGTTGGATTCCGAGGGTTTTTGACCAGTGATGGCTGGTGCAGACCATTCCACCTTGACCGCGGCCAAGAGCAAATCCTGCATTGAGGGCGTTACGGGTATACATGCCAAAGGTGAACAGGCGGGCGCTGTCCCAAACCGGCAGTGGCTTCAGTTGGTAGGCTCCCACCCAGTCCTCGTCCCTGAATGTCGGCCGCCCTCCCGCATGGATGATGCTCATGGGTACGCTGATGTAGGTGCGCTTGGGGATCTCGATCGGCGGGCGCAGGAAGACCATCTTCATGCCGTGACCTGCGTCGATGGCCTCCTTGTCTACCTTGGCTTGTTGCTTCGAGAAGTGCCACGCCACCGCCAGCAGGATCGCCATGCTGCAGCTGTTAACCGCCACCACGTAGGGTGCTCCGGTGTAGTCAGCCACCGCCCTCTCGAAGTCCTTGACCACCTGGAAGGCATCCGGCTTCATGCCGCGCTCCTAATGGACGATGCAATCTCAATCCGTAGCATTGATGGCTTCGGTGGTTTTCTGCCATCTCGTGTTGAATAATTCGGTTTAGCGACAACACAATTTTCAGCTAACCTTGCATCAAATTCCTTTTGCTCCAAACATGCCGTTAATATGGCCTCTTCAATTTTCACCGCCACCTCGTCAAAACTAAATGACTGCAAAGGGTCGCCCCATCGCGCAGGGTCGTTTGCTATTTCATCGTTATTGCCGACCATCCCGAACAGAATGGCAATTGCCAACTCACGCGCTCGTTCCGGCTTCATGTCGCGCTCCCCTGGTCGCGCTCGAACTGGTCGAGCATGGCGCGAAACGCCTGAGAAAACCCTGCGTTTATCGCGTCAGGTTGATCGGCATAAGCAGCGCGAACCATCGCCTCACTCGGCTCCCGCAGGGCGGCCAGCACGTCGGCTACTGTGGTGAGTTCTGTTCCATCGGCGAGTAATTCCGGGAATGCGGTGCTCGCCTTGATGACTTGAATGCGCATGTCGCCAAAGTCCGCATCCTCAAAACTGACTACTCTCGCTCTCGGCTCAATCATGCTTGGCTCCCGCAATGGCGGCGTCAATCTCGGATTGCTCTAATGCGGCCTCTGCACTGGCGATCTGATCCTGCTTCTGCTGTATTACAAGTTTCGCTAGTCCGTTATCCCGCTTCGCCTCTGCCAGTTCCTCGCGCAGAGCGTTGTATTCGTCAGCGTGTGTCTGCGCATGAAGCATTGCAGCAGCGTGGCGAGTTTCAAGCATTTCAATCTCCTCGCGCAGACGGGCGTTCTCGGCAACGACTTCGTGAATAGCTTGACGCGATACGGTCACGATGATGCCTTCTTCGTCGGCTTGCGAGTAGGCCAGAAGTGCTGTGATTGCTTCGCTCGGCGTGTCAGTGCTCATGCTTGCTCCTTTATCTTGTCGGCCACGGTGCGGACTGCGGTGTGGAGGTCTGCGTTGATTACCACCTGCTCGTCACCATGCGGAGAAACATCCCATACCCAAAACTTTCCGGGGTCAAATACATTTGTAGCTTGGTACGGCATAACGCCAAGCCTGTGCTCCTCAAGCAGCGCGGCGGTCTTGGCGAGGGCGCGTAGCCGGATGTAGTCCTCACCGGGCATTGATACTCGCTCTACCGGACGAATATCTGCTGGCAATTCAGGCATCCGATCCACAAACTCAAGGCTGGTTTCTTTGTCGCTCATTTCGGCTCCTTGCGCCGAATATCGTTCAATTCCGCTTCTCTCACCATCCACTCTGGTGCATTTCTGATTGCCGCCGCTCGACGGTCGCGCAGGTCTTTTGTCTGTGGGTCGTTGTACGCTGGGTGCCTTGTGTCGTATATCCAACGCATTGACGGTTCAGGATCGAGTGATAGAAGTTTCATTGAATCTGCTCCAATGCTTCCACCAGTTCCGTGACCGTCATTCTGCGCACCTGGTCGCTGCTGGGGCCATCCTCGAGCATGCGTTCGTGCAACTTCTCTCCCTTCCCCAATCCGACCACTCGGCCAGCGTATCCGGGCGTCATGAATCCTTGCTTCAGGAAACCAATCGCCTCTGCCAGATCGCCCACACTGTAGGCCGGGAGTTCCGGGGTGACGAATTCCCCTCCCTTCATTTCCCACGCGGTGCGCATCACTAGGTCGATCGCTTCCTGCAATGTCATCCAGAACCGGGTGGCGTTGTAGTCCGTCACCATGATGTTCATCGGATCCTTTTCCATCGCTGCGCGCCATTGCTGGATCACGCTTCCAGTGCTGCCGGCCACGTTCCCGTAGCGCGTCACTGCAAATATCGGACCGTTCTGCCCTCGGGTGTTGTTGGCGCCTAGGATCAGCTTCTCCATCATCAGCTTGCTGGCGCCGTAGGCGTTCACCGGGTGGCATGCTTTGTCGGTACTGAGGGCGACCACCTTCCGCGGGAACCGGTTTCCCAAGGGGGCGTCGGTGGCGGCCTCGATCACGTTCATCGTTCCCAGCACGTTCGTCTTGACCATCTCGCCGGGGTTGTACTCGCCCACCTCTACCCGTTTCAGGGCTGCCGCATGGATGACTAGGTCGACGCCTGCCATGGCGTGCTTCAGCCTGGGCAAGTCCCGCACGTCGCCGACGAACCAGCGCAAGCGTTCGTGCGGATCCGCGATCTGGGCGCGCATGGCGGCCTGTTTGGCTTCGTCCCGGCTGTAGATGCAGATGCGTTCGTGCAGCGGGATGGTCAGCAGGTTGCACACCAACCCGCGCCCAAAGTAACCGGTCCCGCCTGTAATCAGTACGCTTCTCATGTCAGTTGGCCTTTCCGATGCTGACACGGAATATGCGCACAATCTTGTCATCGCATCCTGTCGGGTTTTCTGGGTGTTGATCCCAGACACAGATTGCCAGCTTGTTGCTGACTTTCAGGTGGTATGGGCAGTTCTGGCAGGTGTTCATGTCAGTGGTATTTCTGGTAGCCATACCGCGCCAGCATCAAGGCCTCGGCTCGGTTGTGGTCCCTCAATCGGCTCAGTGGCGCTGTCGGGAATGCCCGGATCGCCTCCGCCCTCACTTGCTCCTTGTCGCTTTTCAGCTTCATCTCCTTCTTCCACTCGCTGGGCCTGACGAGCTCCATCCTGAATCCCAGCACCGCCACCACCGTTTCGATGCATCCCGCGGTGTGCCCGAACGAGAAGATGCTGGCGCCTCCCTGAGCGATCTTGAATCCCTCCCCCTTGCCCGGGGTGCGAACCACGGCCGGCATCGATTGCACCTTCTCGATCACCACCATGATCTCGTTACGGTCGTGGGCTACCGTCATGTCCCGCATGATGTCTGCCATGGCGGGCTGGTTCACCTGGTTCATCACCTTGGCCTGGTCGCCTCCGCGCTGCATCACGGGCATGTCCAGCACTTTCCAATACTCCCCATGGTGGCCGATCTTGGCGATGGCGCCTGTCAGTCCAGGGTCAATTCCGATGACGATCATTTATTTTTCTCCTGAAATTTTCTCACTTCGGCTCCTGTCGCTGGCTTGATGCGCGTGATCTTCCCGCAGTGCTCACATTTGCATTTGCTCTTTACGTCGAACAGCGTCTTTGCCGTGTCGTATCGTTGCCGTTCGTATTTCAGGGCCGCGTACAACGCGGTCGTGTTGGCCACCCACTCGACCGCGTTCACCTCTTTCCCGCAGTCACTGCATTCCAGCTTGGTCAGTGCTGTGTCCACCACCACCCTTTGATGGATGCATTTCCCTTCAAACTGACGCTGACGTAGCCCTTGTCTGCGCAGCACAAGGCTGACTACATTGCCGAACTCGTCTTGAAATGTTTCCGGGGTGTCGCTCATCTGCAAGGCACTCCGGGGTTGATCCCTATCACAATCATCTGGTGCTCTCCTGTGGTGGTTTGGACTTCTTCTTCACTGCTTTCTTCACCTTCTTCTTCCGGCGCGGCTTCGGGATGCCAACCCCTGCCTTCTCCGCGATGGCTCTGTCTGCCGGTGCTTTGGCTGGCATGGGCGGGTCGGTCCTCTCCGTAGATGCTGTCCGCGTAGGCTTGGCCGGTTGCCCGGTTGATCCCTTCAAAACGCGGCGACCTTCCCTCTGGATATTCCTTTCTGTCAGCATTCCGTTGCAGCCCTCACGGGCCCAGTGGTTCTTCTGGCACAGCCTGCATTTCGGGGCTTCCATCAGGCGTTCTCCTTCTCCGTGCCGGCTGTGATGTGCGTCATCAGTGCGCCCTCATTTCGTTACCACGCAGTCGTCGCAAAGGAATTTTCGCTCCTTGGCTGACCGTGGATCCGCGCTGTGCGGCCCGCAGTTCATCGTGCATGTCTTTGTGGCTTCATCGAAGAGCGCCAATTCGGCCGGGTTTGCCCTTGGAAAATTGGCTTCGAGCACGTGCTGCGGAATGTGGCAGTTCAGCGTGTGCTGATCAATCTTCGTGTGCAGGCGGCGATGCCGAGACCACTCCCCGGCTGAATTCAATTTTGAACCACATTCATTGCATGTGGTCCACGAATCCTGTTTGACCACTTTCCCGTTCACGGTTGTGGTCACTTCGTGGACGGTGAAGTTGCTCATTGTGTCACCTTGGGTGGGATCGTATAGCTTGCTCTCGGGCTGAATACCGGATGGTCGGCTGGCTCGATCGGGGCGCGCAGTTCGGTCGCGTCGACGTTGACTCTTGGTTCGGCGAAGTGGCTGCCGGCGGCCAACCCGATGAACCGGAACGGGAGGTTGCATTGGGTGCATTTTATTCTCGCTTCGAAGGTGTAGCCGTTTATCGGCCCGCCCTCCTCGTTGCTCAAGCGGCCGACGTCCACCGTCGCCATGAAATCCTCGTGTGTGCAGGCTTCCATCAGTGCCTCGTCTGCCCGGAGTCGATCTTCTCCCGGATCTTGCTGCGCAGTTGCTGCCACGATATCCCGTTGGTGCTCACGCCCAGTTCCTTCGCCTTGGCAAGGGTCGCCTGGTCATCGGTCCACCATGGCTGCTGCTTTCCTGCCGGGCTGGCGTCTGTCTTGACCGGGTAGATGTTTGTCCAGCTGCCTATCACCGATTGCTCGAGCACTGCGTTGGCGTCCTGGCCGGCCTGTTTCATCTCCAGCAGCTTCTTGATGATCAGGTCGCGCGCCCTCTCGGTCATGGGTTTCCTGATCTTTTTCCGCATGTCCTCGTAGGCTTTCCAGACTTCTTCCCGGATCCAGTCCGGCAGCGCGAATGCGCTGACCGGTAACTGGTTTCCTCTTGAAGTACTCTTTGAAGTACTCAAGTGACCCTGGTGCACCACCTTTTTGCTGTCACGGTCACCACCTTCTGCGCTAGGGTCACCAGCTTTTGGTGGTGACTCTGGTGCACCACGTTCGGAATCGTGGTTCCTGACCCTTGTTTCAATGCCTGGCGGGATCGTGCAGAAGTACTCCACTCGGCGCCATCCCTGTCCGCTTCTGGTCGACCGGTCCCGCTTCGCAATCCAGCCGTTCTGCTCGGCCAGTTGCAGGTGCTCGATCACCGCCCTCCTGGATAACCCGGACTCCTCGGACAGCAGGTCGATGCTTGGCCAGCAGCTATCGCCCTTGGGGCTCATGTGCAGGGCCAGCGTGAGCAGCACGAAGCGGGTGGTCGGCTTCTCGGGTCCGAATTTGCTGGCCACGGCAGATCGCCAGTCAAACAGGGGGCGCAGGAACAGTTCACTCATGTGGATGATGGCTCGTTAATTTTGACCATTGTCGGGTCACGTTGATCACACAAAATCAGGCCAAGTTTCAGCAGGCGAGTCTTAGCCTTCTTGATTCGACGCTTGGGTTTCCTGCAGAATTCGGCTAGGTATTCTTCATCGAATATGGTCCAGTCCTCGCCATTATCTGCAAGGTTGAGCAGGATCAGCTTTTCGGTCGGTGGCACGTCTGCGCGCATCGCCCACACGGTTAATTGGATAGTCATCCCGGGTTACCCAGTTCACGGCATGCCTGGTCGTAGGCGGTGTGGAGCACCTGACGCGCGGCCAGGTAGCTGGCTCCGTCCAGATAGTCCTCGGGTTTGGTGGCGTCCAGCAACCTGCGATAGTTGCTGTGGGCTGTGGTCAGGCGCAGGTCATCCTCCTGCATCCCCAACACTGCTGCCCAGCCAGCGGCTTGTAGGTTTACGCTCATCTAATCTCCTCAGTTTTCCCTTGCTGCAGGTACACGGTCCGGGTGCCCAGCCCACGGTGGATCACTCCACTGCACTGGCTCTCCGGTAATTTCAGCTTCGTGGCGATCCGTCCGGGGCTCCATCCTCGTTTTTCTCGCAGATCCAGTATCGCCAGTACCTGCTCGGCTGTCAGCTTCGCATTGTTCCGGTGGCTCCGTTCCTTCTGGGCCGGGCGCGCGCTGGGGCTCTTGGCTGCTGCCAGCGTCGTTCCCATCCATGATGTGTTGATGATGCTGTGCATCTTGGTCATGCTGGCTCACCGTACCCGATCGCCGGGCCTCTCTTGGCGTTGCACGGCTTGCACACCGCTGCCACCTGCAGGGGCTTGCCGTAGTCCCGGTGGTCGTATTCTTTGGCCGGCTGCGGGCAGTCCTCGCACAGCAGGTCGGTGGCTGGTGGGATCCTCCCCCTCTTCACTTCGTAGGCCACCCTCTTTTCCACCTTCCTTCTCAGGTACCACATGATGTCCGCACAGGGCAGGCAGTAGTGGCTGTTGCGCCGGGCTGGGTAATCCTCCTCGCACCGGCAGCACTTCTTGATCGATTGACTATTTGCGCGCGGCATCTTTGCGGGCGGCCGTGATCATGGCTGCTGCTCGTTGTCTGGATACCCCAAGTTCTGCGCCAATTTCACTCAGGGATTTGTGTTCCTTGACCTGCATCTCGAGGGCGCGCGCGCGGCGTTTCTTCCCCTCATCGAGCATGGCCTGGTAGGCAGGTGTGTTTGAGTTCATGGCTGGAATGTAGTCCAGAAAAAGAAAACGCGCAAGGGGTGTTGACATTTCTTTTCCGATCCTGTCTACTTGGGTTGTGGCGGCTTCATCCCGAAGCCGTAGATTCTGGAGATACCAAGATGGCCACCCGAGCATCAGCAGTCGAAGTTCACCTTGTGATGACGGTCGAAGAGTTGTTGACGGTCACCAACGCGCTCCGCCGTTCTGCCGAATGCGCCTTTGGCGAGGAGAGTTCCACCTTGAACAAGGTCGCCGACGATATCGATTCCCAGCGGTACTCTGAAATCGACACGGACGGCAATCCCCTCCAGCCGGGCGCGTTGTATGCCGAACGGTTCACTGATGCAAATGGGGATGGATGTCATTGGTATGGTCGTCTTGTCTGGTTTGGTGGCGACCATCGTTTCTATGATGCGGATACGGGTGACGAGGCGGACATCGATGCTGATGATCTGACCAAGCAGGGTGGCTGCTTCAATGCCACATTTGCGGAATTGACGGCATGATCACTTCCATCTCTCCCAAGCATGCATGGCCGTTCCCTGCTGATGCTGTCCGCCTCGGGCAGCTTGCCAAGTCCAAGGGGCTGGCCGTCGCCGTCAAGCGCGGCATGTATCAGGTCCAGCAGGTGACCTATGGCTCGGATGGGGTTTCCACCATCAAGCCTGTCACCGGCTGGGTGACCTGCCAGTCCGCGATCGAGGCTCTGTCGTGAGATGGCTGGCCAAGTGGAACTGGTCCGGCTACTCCATGCACCGCGTCGACCGGGCGCGGTATCTCTCAATCGAATGCCTGCGCGGCGCCCTGCTCCTGCTGGTGCTGTGTCTGGATATGCTCAGGAGGCTTCCATGACTTGCAAGGTGCAGATTGGCTCTCGTTACGAAGGGCCGGCGCTGGATCGTCCTGCGCTGCGCCGGATGCCTCGACACTGGGTGCTTGAGGAGTCTCGGCCTGTGCGGCGGACTTGGTTGTCGTCGGGACAGTGGATGGCCATCGTGGTGTTTGTGGGGTGGCTGTTCGTCATCATCCAGACCTTTCGCGGGTTGCTGTAGCGCGCCGGCCGCCTGCCGGTAATTCTTGATGGGGGTGTTCATGCTGGTATTCACTGGGCCTGACAAGGCTTTGCTGGACAGGGCGGCGCGGATGTTCGACGCCAAGGCGGCTTCTCTGAAATGGGAAGAGATTCAGGATCCGAAGAAGCGGCGCGCGGCCAAGGAAGAATTCGACCGCCACAAGCGGGATGCCTTCGACCTGCGCGCCCTCGGGGTGCGGCTGAAGAAGGTTGCCAAGGTTGTCGACCAAAATCTGCATCCTTTGGCGCGCGGCACCGTTGAGGATGCCATGCACAGCTCTCCGCCCTCTGGCGGCTGATTCTCAATCGTTGAAGGAAGGGGTTATTACATGAGTGAACAGTTCGTCATCAAGCGTGCCGAGCGCACGCAGGCGCGGCTCCGCATCGGTCTGCAGGGGTCGTCGGGCGGGGGCAAGACCGCCACCAGTCTCATCCTGGCGCGCGGCATGGTCGCTGCTCTCCGTGCCCGCAATCTGCTGCCGTCCCATCTGGATGTGCATGTCGGGCTGATCGATACCGAGCGCGATTCCGCCAAGCTGTATTCCCACCTGGTCGCGTTTGACACCATCGTGCTGGAACCACCCTACACCGTGGAGCGTTATCTGGGCGCGCTGTCCGCCCTCGAGCGCGTTGGGTATCCGATCATCATCATCGACCAGATCAGCCATGAGTGGAATGGCGAGGGCGGGATCCTTGCTCAGGTGGCAGCTTCCCGGGCCACCAACGACTTCGCCAAGTGGAATGGGCCGTCGCAGGACCATGATCGGTTTGTGGATCGGTTGCTGTCGACGTCGGCTCACCTGATCTGCACGATGCGGGCCAAGACCGAATGGGCTCTCGAGGAAAAGGAAGTCCACGGGAAAATTAAGAAGGTGCCGGTCCGAATCGGCATGCAGGCCAAACAACGGGAGGGCATGGAATATGAGTTCTCGGTGGTTCTCGATCTTGCGGCAGGCACGAACCAGGCGTCTTGCATCAAGGACCGCACGGAACTATTCACGGTGGGCCAGTCCTACGGCCGGCTGGGTTCCGAGTGGGGGACCAAGTTCATCGACTGGGTCTACTCTGCGTCCGCTGCGGAACCTGCCGGGGATGCTCCGCCTAGCCCGGCTGAACGAGCTCAGGCAATGTATCAGGCATTCGTCCGGGCGGTTGATCGTGCCCCCAACATGCCGGACTTGGAATCGGCTTTTGTCGCTGGCACGAAGGGGCTACGGGAGTTTGCAAGGGAGGCTGGGGCGGATGTGATCAAGCCGTTGCTGGAGCAGCTGATCGCAGCCAAGGATGCCCGCAAGGCTACCTTTGGCACGGTCGGTGGTGTGGCTCCTCTGCCAGAGTCCGAACCGATCAGCCCGGATGATGTCCTGAATCTGGAAATGCTGATATCCGATGCCGGGATCCTGCCGGCCGATGTCAAGGCCAAGTTTGGCATCCCGCGGCTGGCATCTCTGGATCTGGCGAGGTTCAACGAAGTGCAGTCGTGGATCATTGATCAGGCCGGCGCGCGCGGCATTGAGTTGGCGTCGTTCGCTCATGTTCCTGCTCCGGATCCTGTTGCGAATCCCAAGGCCAAGGCGCTGGAGATTGTCGACCGGATTGCTGCAGAGCGTTCTGGCGGTGATCTCCTGGCCAATTTGAAGTCTGATGTGATCTAACCGAGGAGTTGCGATGTTCGAAATTACCCAGAGCAATGTGTCGCTGGTCCACAAAAATGACCGGCTTGAGAAGCATGGTGACGAGGATGTGCTGGTGTGTGACCTGAACTTCCAGTGGGAAACCGACAACGGCGTGCTGGCCATGTTCGCGCCGGATCTGCGGTCCCTGCTGTACAAGAAGCAGGATTCGCAGCGTGAGTTGATCGATGATCCCCAGCACCTGACCGCCCTCCGGTTCCCGTCCTTGGCGCCGTTGAAGTGGACCACCGGTGATCTGCTTGGGGCCAAGCTGCTGTTCCACGTCGGGGTGTCCGACAAGTCCAACGTGCTCCTCGAGGATGTCAAGGTTGGCAAGTATCGCATCGAGGCCAAGGAAGGCGGCACGGTGGTGATCTCATTCCAGGCGCAGTGCAAGCCTGACGAGAAGCAGTCCGGGAAGCTGTCGCGGTTCCTGACCGACAAGCTATGCACCATCACGCTGGAACCGCCACCGGTGCCGGCTGACCTGACCGAGGGTGGTCATGGTTCCGATTGAGGCCCAGATCGCCTGCATTGAGCGCGAACTGGCCTTCCGCGTGAAGCTGTATCCGCGCTGGGTCAAGCTGGCCAAGTTGACGCAGGAGAATGCCGACGTCGAGCTTGAGCGTATGAGCGCGGTGCTGGCCTCTCTGCGCCGGATCCAGCAGGGCCATGACCATGCCGTGCCCGATGCCAAGACCATCCGGGAGGGCGAACGGGCACGGGTGCTCTGTCTGGTGGCTCCGCTGGTGCATTCGTCCAAGATGGTGGCGCTGTCCAAGAAGCTGGCGGATCCAGCATGATCGAGCAGATCGTGATCGGCATCTGCGGCCTGGCGTCTGTCTGGTTGTCTCAGGACAAGCGCCGGGGCGTCCAGCGGTGGGCATGCATCTTCGGGATATGTGCCCAGCCGTTCTGGTTCTATGCCACCTGGAAGGCCGGGCAGTGGGGAATCATGGGCCTGACCGTGGTGTATTCCATCGGCTGGCTGCGAGGCGTCTGGAACTACTGGGTGCGGCCGTGAGGCTGCTGGTCGGGTGTGAGCGAAGTGGCATCATCCGGGAGGCGTTTCGCTCCCTTGGGCATGATGCGTTCTCTTGCGATCTGGAGGCGGCCGAGGATGGTTCACCGTTCCATCTGCACGGTGATATTTTTGAGGCGCTGAAACAGCAGTGGGACATGCTGATTGTTCACCCTGAATGCCGGTACCTGTCGTCGTCTGGGCTTCACTGGAACAAGCGGCGTCCAGAGCGCGCTGCTTTGACGGCTGCAGCGATCGAGTTTGCACGCAAGTGCTGGGGTGCTGGGGTGCTAAGGATTTGCATGGAGAATCCGATCGGCTGTCTGAGCACGGCAATCCGTCGCCCTGATCAGATCATTCAGCCATACCAGTTTGGGGCCGACGCCAGCAAGGCAACATGCCTTTGGTTAAAGGGGCTTCCTCGCTTGCGTCCCACTTTGTATGTCGAACCGCGCATGGTTGCAGGTCGCCCTCGCTGGGCGAATCAGACCGATGGCGGGCAGAATAAGCTCGGTCCCTCTCCAACACGGAGCATGGATCGGGCACGTACTTATCCGGGTATCGCCAATGCGATGGCCGACCAATGGGGAAGGGGATTGAAGTGACCAAGCGATATATGCCAGCGTGGCTGGCTCCTGCTGCCGCGGACGTGCTGCCAGTGTCCAATGCCTCGGCTGCTGCGCGCCTTGCGGCTGGGCGTCGGGCTGCCACCATGACCAAGGAGCAGCGGCGCCAGCGTGCCCGTCTGGGTGGCCTGGCGCGCGCCAAGAAGTGCCCACCCTCGGAGTTGACGGCGATCGGCAAGAAGGCCGGCAAGGCTTCCATGGCGCGGTTGACGCCAGAGCAGCGTTCCGAGCAGGCGCGGCGCGGTGCGGCGGCCACCAATGCAAAGCGGTGGGGGATCAAGGCATGATTCCTCAGTTTATGAATCTCTCGCGCGCCGAGCGCGTCAATGCCATCCGGTACATTGAGGCAGAAAATAACAAGTACGGCTCGGTGCTGGTGCAGGTTGTTGCACCTGGTGCCGGGGATCCCGGTGCGCCGTTTCGGGCTTGGCGGTCTGCAGAGTTCATGGTGCAGGCGTTCAATGATGCGCATGGCACGATCCGGCTGTCGGTCAATCGTACCCATGTGGATCCGACCAGCCTGCGCTGGGTCGACGGCATTTCTTGGGATGACCTGCAGCGGTTGAAGGGTGAGGCGGGGTATGGCGATCGGGAGGCGGTCGAGGTCTATCCTCCTGCGGCTTGTGTGGTCAACGAGGAAAATATCCGGCACCTGTGGATCCTGCCGTGTCGCATGCCGTTCTCTTGGGGGTCATGATGGAACGTCCTATTCTGATGTCCGCGCCAATGGTGCGCGCCATCCTCGAAGGCCGGAAGACGCAGACTCGGCGCGTGGTGAAGCCGCGCAAGGACATGGGCTTCGGCTGTCCTTTGGCGCCAAATGAAATCGCTGGCGAAATAAACAATGGCGACTACACGAATAGCGTGTACGGCGCGCCCGGAGACCGGCTCTGGATTCGGGAAAATTTTCAGCCGCTCATGGCGGATGACGTTCGCGAGGAAGATTGGCTGTCCTGCGACTACAAGACCGGGAAGGGCTACAAAGTGTCATACCCCGCCACCGATGGCGTCAAGGAATACTACGACATCGGAAGTGACAATGCATTCTGCGACCGGGTAACGCCGTCCATCCACATGCCCCGGTGGGCTTCGCGCATCAATCTGGAAATCACCGCCGTCCGCGTCAAGCTCCTGCAGGACATCAGCGAACAAGATGCGCGGTCTGAAGGTGCCGAGAGTGCCGACTATGCAACAGGCCGGAAATGCATCTTAGAACCGGACAAGGGCAGCTACCGACTTCACTACCGTTCGATCTGGGAGCAGATCAACGGCGCTGGGTCGTGGGATGCCAACCCATGGGTCTGGGTGGTGGAGTTCAAGCGGGTTTCGCCATGATCCCTGTGATGCAGTCCGTTACCGGTACCCATGGGGACTGTTTCAGCGCGTGCCTTGCCTCGCTGTTCGAGTTGCCTCTATCGGATGTCCCGAACTTTTTCGACCTTGCTGGCGATGACGATGCCAAGTGGTGGGCCGCAGTTCGGGACTGGTTAAGGCCGCGCGGCTTCGGGGTGATGTTTCTCTCCCTCAGTGATCCGGCCCACCTGGCACTATTTGAGGGATGGCAGATTGTCTGCGGAAAATCTGCCCGCGGGCTGGACCATGCCACCATCTGGCGTGACGGAAAGATGGTGCACGATCCTCATCCATCGCAGTGCGGCCTCATCGCTCCTGACGGAGTCGATATGATCTACCCGCTGTGCCCGGCAGCGCTGATGGTGAGGCCATGAGCGTACTGTCTGCCATGCACATCGATCGGGTTTCCCGCCTTCCCTGCGTGGCTTGCAAGGTGCTACTGGGGGTTGAAACCAGACCCATAGAAATTCACCACATCGAGTCCGATCGGCATGCGTTCTCCGATTTCTTGGTGCTCGGACTTTGTTGGGAACACCACCAGGGGTACACCGGTGTGCATGGCCGGCACCGGCTGGGGTTCGAGAAGCTGCACGGGATCACCCAGATGCAGCTGCTGGGCGTGGTAACGTCCATGCTTCTGGCGGATCGCCAGTCTCTGGTGGGGGGTTGACTACTGCGTCAGGCGGTGCTGTTGGTCCACCCAGTTCTGCAGGGCTTCCAGGCGCGCTGACGTTCTCAGGCTGGCTGCGTAGTTTTCGGTGATGGTCTTGAGGGCTTCAGGGGCTGCAACGGCTCCGGCTTCTGCATCAGGTCGGCTGGGGGTTTCGGGAACGGCACCTGCGGCGGCGGCGTTGTGGAGGCGCACCCACTCAGGATCCAGCAGGCAAGCAGTATCAATCGGCTGGTTTTCCACATATTTCGTTACCTCCTTCTCGATCGTCGTGGTGGCGCCTTCCAGCACCTTGATCCGGTCCCGGTACTCGGTGACCGTCTTGACCGTGATGTCGCCCTGTTTGGCCGTGATCTTGACCGCGGCGCCGGCTGCCTGGGCATTAGAGGCGATCCATTCCTTGTACACCCCGTGCTGCCCCCAGCTGCGGCCAACCAGCAGGATGGCCAGTGCCAGCAGGGATGCGGCGATCGGCTTGGCAAATGCTTCCGGGATCGGCAGTCCGAACACGGTTATCCTCCGAGGATGGCCTTGCGCACTTCGTTGAAGATGGCCAGCCCGACGAACATGATGCCGGCCCAGATCAGGCCGGAAATGGTCTTTTCCTGAATCGCTACCCTGAGTCTACGCTTTTCCTCGATCAGGTTGATCATGGCCTCATGCGCGCGGCGGTGTCCCTCGGCATCCCCACCGGCGAATGCCTTGTTGCTGTGGGCTTCCAGATGGCTCTCGATCTCTCCTCCCATGCCGTTGATCTTGGTCGCCATCCTGGCTTGGCATTCCTTGATCTCGCTCAGGACTTCGACCAGGGCGTCACCGCCCATTTTGCGTACTTCCTGCTGCCACAGTGGTTCTCCTGGTTGGTGTTTGTCTTTCGACGCGTTCATGGTTTCACCTGAGCTTCCCGTTGCTCGGGCGTCCAGACGGCGCGCTGTCCCTTGTTCACGATCGCGTCGATCGAGAAGCCGTTCACCGCTGCCAGCCACATCACCATTCCCCACCCCACGAACACGCTGTCCGGACCGACGTGGAAGGCGTCTGCATAGATCGCGGCGAGGGCGGTCCCGACGTAGGTCAGGAAGGCCAGAAGTGTGGACTTCAGGTTCTGCTCGAACATGTATTTCCACAGGCTTCCGCTGATCTCGCCCTTCAGCCACTTCACCGCATAGCTGGCCATCATGCCCAGCGTGCCGGCCAGCATCAGCGCGTAGAACACCTGCGCTTCCTGGGTGCTCGGGAGAGCCTGCAGGAACTGCCACAGGCTCTGGGTGGTGGCGGCTTTCGCCTGAGCAATCGTCTGGGCTTCCATGGGTTCTCCCGGTTATTTTTTTCTTAGTTGTCGGTTGCTGCGTACCTCAAATTTCCAGCATTCCTACGCATCCAGCCACGCCAGAACGTGTCTCCATTCTTCAGCTTGGTCTGGAAGTCAATCCGTTCAGCCGTCAGCAGCATCAGCATGTCGTTGACGCCTCGGTTCTTGATGGCGGCCACTGTGACCGGTCCGATGTGGCCGTCGTCCGCCACCCCGGCTGCTGCCTGCAGTTTCCGGATGGCTGTCTCGATTCCGCTGTTCACGGCAAAGTCGAATGTCTGGTAGGCGATGGCCGGGTCGAATTGCTCCATCTGTCCGCGGTCCCAGAAGCGCCACTTGTAGATCAGTTTGGCTTGGTCGCGGGTCAGATCCTTGATCGTGGTGTCTGCTGGAACGATGCCGGCCGCGATCGCCTCGCGCAGTACCGGCCAAGTGATACCATATTTTGTCTCGCCACCTGGGTCTGCTGGGTTATTGCTGTACTCGCCCTCATGCCCCATCAACCTGTCGAATGCGGTGTCAAAGTCCATGCTATTTGGCTGGTGCTGATCGCGCAGAATCGGTGACGACTTGCTGTCGTAGCATGTCTGCAAAGGCCTGGCGCTTGGGCTCGGTCCACACGGCAGTGGCGACCGTTCGCACATCGTTCCACTCCTCCGTGCTGATGGTGCCGGCACCCATACGGGTCAGGTCTGCATTGACCGCGTCCAGCACCAGTTCGACGTCGCCGCCCGGTACCACGCTGACACGGTGGAATCCAAGTTCGTGAGTGATTTCTCCGTCGACCAGTTGCTTTCGCATCTGGATCTCGAGGATGCCCATTTTGGTGACGCCGATGTGGCTGACAATGGTTTGCTTCATGGTTCTGCTCCTTTACGCGGCGGCGGTGTATTGGCCTTGGAAATTGAAATACTTAGTGGTGAACGCAGAATTGGCGATGCCAGCTGCTGCATTATCGTTCCACTGCATCGTGGTGCTGTTCCGGATAACCGACAACATATTTCCAGCACCTGATGCGGCACTCCCGGCATTGGTGCGTGTGATGGTGACACCGCCTGTATTGTCTGTACCATTGCGCGCGGCATAGGGTAGTCCCGCATATCCAGCAATTGATGCGTTGGCTGTTGCCGGATAGGTGATCGCGCCCTCGATGAACACTTTTAGCCCGATCTTGACGTAGGTGGCATCGGTCACGGTCAAAGACAATCCAGCGCCCGAATTGTCCGTCAGGGTCATCGTGCCTTCTTCATAGTCGTCCAGCGTGTTGGCGTTGGATGATGCCGACTGAACCGCTGGGAACGTGATGCCAGATCCGGTGGATGATGGGGTGGCTCCGCCGACTGACAATGTCGTCGCAAATATGCCCTTTCCAGGAAATGACATATTCTGCGTGCCGGTTGGATTTCCCATCAGCAGGCTCAGGCCAGTTCGGTCCCACAGTGTCAGGTCATAAATCGATCCCACGCCACCGGTCAGTGCTGTGCCGTATGTGGTGCTGTATCCAAGCGTTTGCGGGGTACCCACACTGTCCGTCGTGACGGTGATTGAGCCGGTGACCGACACGATCGCAGTCGCCCTCGAGAAGGCCAGCGATGTGGTGCCAGGGGTAATGTCACCGGTGGTGGTCAGCGCCCAGAATCCGAACGTGGTCGTTCCGCTGACCACGTACACCAGCGTGCCGGTTACCAGATCCAGCGCACCGTCTGCATCTTGGGTTCGCTCCCATGAACCGGTGTCGGCCTCGTAGATGCCGTTGTCCACCCCTGACGTCTGGGATTTGACCAGCACTCGATCGCCAGCTGCCAGCGCCACCCCATCAATGGTCTGCAGCCCTGACAGGGTGATGTTTCCGGTGGTGGCCACTCGGCACGGGGCTTTCATGGCCACGTTGCCGACAAGGCCCATGGTGCGATCGACTTGGCTCATGGTGTGCTCCTATGTGCGGAATGGTACCAGAGCACCCTGCCGGCGCTTCTGCGTCCCCTCGGCGAGGAGGAGGAGGAGCGTTGGGGCCGGTTGGCGCCGGCAGGACTCTGGTTCAGTTTCAGGGTCACGGTGCGTCCCCTGGGGTCAATTCTTGCTGCACTTTCTCGGTGATCTCCTGCAGGTAGGCAATGCGCTTTTCCATCGGCAGCGCCTGGACGGCTGCTACCCGGTGGGCGGCGGTAAGCACGTTTCCGAATATCTTGCGCTTCACCATATCCGGCATCTGGTCGTACCCGGGTGCATTCACGATGTTCTGCAGGATCCCGTGCGCGAATTCTCCGCCGATCTTTTCGAAGGCGTCCTGTTCTTCAGGGGTCAGTTTCACGTCACCCAGCTTGCCGGTGCCCTTGCCGATGTGGGTTTTCTTCGGTGCGGCCGCCATGCTGATGTCCAGGCGCGCGGCTTCCTGTCGAACCTTGTCGTCGGAGATCTGCTGTTCCCGCACGGGCATGACCACGCCCAGGCGTTCCTTGGTCTGCACCGGTTCGCCCAGCCAGTCACGCTTGGGCAGCAGGTCCTGACGCATGCCCGGGATCCGGGCTTGGATGGCCTCGAGGGCGCTGTTGACTTCCCGCACCACGGGGTCCGCCATGGTGGTCGGTTGGCCGATGATGTTGGGCACCATGCTACCGGCCATGCTCTGCAGGAATCTGGGGCCGAATCGGGTCGGGTCGCTCAGGGCATTCACGAAGTTGGCAATGCCCTGCAGGAATGTCTGGTTGGTGATAGCCTGGGCAAAGGCGGCAGACAGCATCCGGGGCACCTTGTCCTTCTCCTCGTCGGTCATGTGATCCCAGATGGCTGCCATGTCGGCTGCCATGCCCATCAGGGTGCCCGTTGGCTGGATCCGGGCGTACTCGTACCAGGTGTCGCCGATCAGGATGCTGTAGGGCTGCCACACGCCAGCCTTGCCGCGGTTCTTGCCGGGGTCTGGGCTTCCGGCTCCGCTGACGTTGCCGGCGAAGGCGTAGGCCATGGTGATGGCCATGATCCCGCTTCCCAGTGCCATCTCGGCCAGCGCACGGTCCCGTTCCACCCCACCTTTGGCAAAGGCTTGGCGCCACTCGCCGATCACCGGCGCGAACGGGCTCATGCGCAGCAGTTCCTTGGCGATGTTGATTGGGGTCCGGATGAACGGGATCATCCACTGCAGGTTCCACTTGTTCACGAATCCCTGCAGGGCCACGCCTTTCTCGCCCAGTGGGGCGTTGAAGGTCATCCGGGTGGCGGCCGTTTCGGCTGCGACCTGCATTTCCGGGGTGGGGTTGTCCTGCAGATAGGACACGCGTTCCGCAAATTCCCGGGTGCTGGGGTTCAAGTCCTCATCGAATGCCTGGCGGATGGCCAGCGTGCGGATCTCGCCACGGGTGTACATGGTGGTCACCAGCGCGTCCTCGGCGCCCATCAGGCGCAGTGGGGTACGGATGATTCTGCCGATCTGGCCGGGAATGGCGGTTCGGTAGGCTTCGGTCTTGCCGGTGGCCTCGTCTGCCTTGAATTCCGCAATGGCGACCTTGATGCCGTCCTGCACGCCACCCAGCATGCCGGTCAGGCGGGCCACGGCCTCGCTCATGCTGGCACGGTCGGATTCTCCCATCCCGGGGCTGGCGCCTCGAGCCATGCCGATGATGGTGGCCAGCGCGTCGACCGCGGGGCGCATAACGTGGAAGGCCTCGGTGCCCAGCAGGTTGGTGGTGTGGGTCACGGGACCGGACAGCAGGCCAGCGCGCCAGCCTTCCACGATCTGTTCCCACCGGGTAGCCTGGCTCACTTCCTTGGCCAGTTTGAAGGTGCCCTTCAGGGTGCCAATTTCCTTGTGCAGCTTGGCGATGTCCAGCACGGACTTGCCCTTGTAGTTCTGCAGGATTTCGTCAAGCTTGGCCTTCAGGTATGCCTGCTCCTCGGCCGGCGTCCGTCCTGCCTGGAATAGCTTTCCTTCGTCGCCAAGGCCGATGGCTTCCAGCATCCGGCCGATCTCGCCGGTTCCCTCGGTCACGTCCTTGAGGGCGTTGAGGGCGCGCGCCACGCTGGCACGTTCGCCAAGGAATTCGGCTTGGATCATCCGGGCACGCTCGATCGAGCCCATGTACTCCAGTTGCTGGCGCACGGTGGCGTCGTGCCCGGCCTGCAGCACAACATCACGCAGCCGCGCGGAATCCTTGGCGGCGCCGACCGCCAGCTTCTTCAGGATACCCAGGCGAACGTCGACGTGGGGTGCATCCGGATCCCGCGGCTCGAATAGGTGCAGCGTGTCTGGGCCTCCGCCAAGGATGTCGTTCAGGTACTTCGCCTGCTCGGCATTGGCTTCTGCCCACGATTTCACGCCCTCCGTCCCGCCACGCTGCCGCTGGATGTTGGCCTGGTCGATCTCCGCCATGCGCTGCATGGCCAGTTTCACGTCGGTCGGGGTGTTGATGTAGGCGTAATTGACGTGGATGTTGTCCGGTGCCTCACCGGGGCCGGGTGGCAGTTCGTCTGCATACGGCTGCATGGAAGCCTGCTCGGCTTCGAATCCGGGTGTGATCTGGCGTCTGGCTGGACGGGCCTGTGGCGGTGGCACGATGGCGTCCTTTGCGGCTGCTGCGGCTTCCGGCACGTAGGCTCTGGGCACACCCAGGTCGCGCGCGGCTGCGATCTCCTCGTCCGTTGCCAGCATGCGGTCCAGCACTTGACGCAGTTCCGGGTTGATCTCCACGTTCAGGTTCATCACGGACTTGTAGATGTCCAGCAGCCATTCCCGGAACCGGGCGAACACGGACTGGAGCTCACGGCTGGGTGCCTCGCCCTCTGCCAGGTATCGCTCACCAGTCCTGGCGAATTGTTCGTGGGATGCTCGGCTGATCTCTCCGGTTTCCGGAATGGCGAGTTCCCTGCGAATGATTTCCCAGTCGGCCTTGATGGATGCTGGAGCGTCGGGGCGCGCAGCGTCGGCTTTCATCTCCTCGAGCCATGAGTGGGTGAGTTCGTGAACCACCGTGCTCTTGTCAGCGCCCTGCAGGGTGGTCACCAGATTCTTGGCGATGTCGTAGCTGCCGCGGTGCAGCTGGTCGGTCTGCTTCTGGAACAGGGGCTGGCCTGCCATGGCGCTTTCTCGCATGGCTGGGGTGATCTCGAATCCGAGTTGGGGAAGTTTTGTTGGCATGTCCTGAATCTTGGACGATGCTTGTGTCGCCTCCGACTCAGAACGGAATTCCTTGCCTTCGACTGGTGACTCCACCCATTGTTCTGCTGAATGACCGAGCCAGCGCCCAGTTATTTCATCTTTAACCTGCCATGTCGTCGGGTTCGTCTTTACAACGTACAGATCGTGCTTTTGTCCTTCACCAATGTTTACTTCATCAACCTTCCCGCCACCCAGCTTCTTCAGCACTTCCTTGGCCACCTTGGGCACGATCTTGTCGTAGAACCCAGCCATGCCGGTGTCGCTCACGGTGATCTGGTCGCCCTCGATGGTGCCGGTCTGGTTGGGGTCGTTCCGGATCTGGTCGGCCATGGCCTTGCCGATACTGTCGGATAGGCTGTCCTCTTTCTCGGTGGTGTCGACTACCTTCCTTCTGTTCTCCGCTTCCAGGTTGTGGTCCTTGCGCCACTCCGATTCAATCAGTTTCTTCGCGTCGCCCATGCTGTCGTAATACACGGACGATCCGTCCCGGAATGTGACTTGCCATGGCGCCGGCCATCCACCTTCTGGCATTTCGGATTGAGGGAGGTCATTGATGTGCGACCATTTCATCCCCTGATCCCGCAGCATGACGTCCAGCGTCACATCGTGTGGAATGCGTTTCTCCCCACCCTTGTACCCCACAATCTGCACGCCCTCTGGCGTTTTCTTCCACTCGATCACGTCAACGGCCTTGCGCAGGGCGCTGCTGTAGCGTTCCACCTGCTGCTCTCCACGGGTCCAGGCTACCTTATCGAAGCCGTTCTCGGCGGCGTAGCGGATCACGCGCTTCAGGGCGAGGGATACCCATGCGTCGGTCTTGCCGACGAAGGGGGCAGTGGGTGGACCTTCCCGCATGGCGTAGTACTGGTCCTTCTCCTCCTGGGTCATTTGGCGGGGGTAGTCGTCACCGTATTTGTCAGCCATCTGCTGTCGAAATGCGGCGACCGCGGCCTTGTCCTCAAATCCAGCGCCGGGTGGCAGCAGTTTGGCGGCTTCTTCCTTGCTGATGCCTTTGGATTTCGCCAGTTCCGACACCATCTCGTTCCGGGCCTTCTTTCCCTTCTGCGCCCAGTCGGACTGGATCTCCTCCACGAACAGCACCTTCTTGCCTTCTGCATCGGTTCGTTCGTTGAACCGGATGTGGGCAAGGATGTTGGGCTGGTCGAAGTGGGAGGATTGAAACACACCCGCTTCCCGTTTCGCTGCCTCGTTGGCGCTGTCCCACCTATCACGGAAGTCGTATGTGTACCGTTGCTCATCCTCCGTCAGGCGATCCCACGTTGCTCGCGGGATTGCGTCGGCGGTGACCGGTGGGATGTTTCTGGCCTCACGCCAGGCATTCCATTCTGTTGTCAGCGCGGCAATGGCTTTGTTGTCGACCACACCCTCGCGCTTTGGCAGCGTCAGCAGCAGTTCCCGGTAGTTCTCTCCACCTGGGAGTTGGTAGGTGCCGAACTTGGTGGCGCGCACGCCTTCAGTACCGGCGTTCAAGTAGCGCTCCACTCGTTCAGCAGCATCCACAACAGCTTGTGGAATCGGCGCGAATTCTGTGTTCGGCATCATTGTGCCGTTTGGGCCTGGAATAGTTTGTTCTTCTGCAAATTGCCTAATTTCGCCGGCAGAAATAAAGTCCTGTGTGTCCGGGTCAATAAACATATACCGGCCGGGATCGTCCGGGTTGGTGTCTACTTTCCATCCGGCAGCCTTGAGCATTTCAACGTCACCGGCCACGGCTTGGTCGCGCGGGGTGCGGTTTCCATATCCGCCGAGTTGCGTTTCCTCGACCTTCACCCCATTGCTGGCCAGGTAGTCCGCCACCTGCTCCTTGGTGACCTTGCCTTCCTGCAGTTTCAGCCAGTCCTCCACGCCTGACCACTTGATCTCGTCGGCCTTCACGCCTCCCTTGGCTACCTGCCCTTTCAGGAAGTCCTGCCAGCCCTTGGCTGGGGCTGCCTTCATGTTGGCGTTCTGGATGGCCTCTCCGAGGGCGCTGCGGTACCAGCGGTCGTGAATGTCTTGGAACAACGTGTTCCTAGTCTGATTCAGGTGTTTTTGATAATCCGCCTTGATCTCTCTAATTCTTTGTGGCGAGCCGTTTTCTCTTTTCCATATTTCGGCCAAGGTTTGTAAGTCATAGATGACATCAACATTGGCGCCGGCCGCTATGGCAGCAGCCACTCGGTGGTGACCATCCACCACCTGTTGCCGGAATCGTAAATCGTCGGGAGTTCCTCGGATTAAAATTTGTCCTTGTTGTTTGCCGGCCGCATAACTGCTCTGCGTATCCGGATTGATTTCAATTTCAGCCCATTCTTCTGCTTCAGACGGGTCCAACAGACGAGGGTCCAATGTGCCGTGGATTTGACGAGCAGGATATATCTTGTGTTCAAGATGTTCAGGCAACAGTTCGCCAACATATTTATCTAAAAACGAATTGGCGTCCATCACCGCAGCAGATGCCCTTATGGCGTTGATTGTAGTTCTGGTGACCTCGGCAGAAGTAGTTCTGGCAGCGGCATCTGCTGCCACCTGGTCACGGGATGCTGCTTCGGCTGGGGTTTCAGGCTTGTCGACAATGTCGGACGGCTCTTGAAACAGGGTTGTTTCTCTCTGGCGCGACGTCGGCTCGAGTGTTATCCACGGTTCTCCATTGCGCTGTTCCGCCGATCGCAGCTTGAATTGAGTGTCGCGCGGGATCAGGTATTCGACGCCAGCACCTTCTCCCATGGTGCCGTTGTACAGGTAACTGATGTCGCGGCCGATGTTCAGTTGCCGGCCTATGGCTGGTGTGATCTGGATCACCACCGTGTGCTCTCCGAACTGGCTGGCCACGTCCCGTCCGACGTTCTGGAATGCGCCTGCGCCCTCTGGGTTATCCTGGGTAAAGGACATAACCGGGCGTTCGGATTGCAGGGCCGTTGCGGCGCCAGCATTGACCTTTCTCAGGAACTGCGTGCGTGCTCTTTCCGTTGGGAATGCCAGCACGCGGTACAGGTCACCGGATGGGCTTGGCGGCAGGTCTTTGATCAGTTCCACCAGCGCTCGGGTGGCTGGATTCTTCATCTTCACGTCCTGGCTCAGTTTCGTGAAGTCGTCGCTCACGTATGCCAGTAGGGCGGCTATTCCAGCGTCGGGGTGGTTTTCCTTGGCCAGGCGTTCTGCCGTTTCCACGCTGACACGGGTGCGAGCATCTTCCGGGTTTGGGCTGTCAATCTCCCCGTGCTCGGCCAGCACGCGTTGGATGATGTTGGGCACGCCCTCCTGCTTCATCACTTCGCCACGCAGTTGCTTAACCAGTTCCGGGTAAAGGGGCCAGTTGTCCCACAGGTACTGCTCGTTCTTGAGCTCGATAATCTTGGCCTGCACGGCGGCTGGATCCTCGACGTTCACACCCATCTTCCGGGCTAGTTCCGGGCGCTTGCTGGCACCACTCACCGCAGCGATCTGTTCGCTGATCGCGCGCTGCTTGCTGGATGCCTTCTTGGCCATGGCCGAGGCTTCCTTCAGCGCGCTGTCATCGAAGCCGAAGATGTCGCCCTGCTCCCCTGCCATCATGCGCTCGGCGGCCATCATGTCGACCGAGCGCATCAGGTTGCTGGCGTAGAGCAGGGTCTTGCCGTCCTGCACGGCAGCGATGCCCAGTGCCTGCAGGCGTTCGCTGCCCGGTGCCGTGCTGCTTATGACGAGGGCGGCTTCGTCGGAAAGGTTGCCGGCACGATGGGTGGCAAGGAGGTCAGGGCTTGCATCGCGCGCGATGGCGAATCCGGACTTGCCTTTTCCTCGCGCCAGAAGTCCTGCTCGGTCAGCGGCGTCCTTGGTGAGTCCTGCTGCTTTGAAGAATTGGGCATAGTCGGCCACGCTTCCTTGTCCATCCCGGATGTTCAGCATGGCATCGAGGGCGGCTGCCATGTCCCGGGTAAAGCCCTCGGATTCCTTGTGTACCTGTGCCCAGATCTGGTCCACACCCTCACGCTGGGCCTTGTCCAGGCGATGCCGGCCTGAGATCACTTCCATGGCGCCGTTCAGGCGCTGCCAGATCTGGATGGGTCCCACACCGGTTGGATCCCACGCACCACCAAGCGGTTCCACCACGCCCTTGGCGTTGGCGCCGGCCTTGAACTGCGGCACGTCCTTGGACAGGGTCAGACCAGCGACCGGGACCATGGCGGGTTCGATGGTGGCCACCTGGTTCTGCGATTCCATCGGTGGGGGCTGGATCGGCTCTCCGAACAGGTCCAGTTCCGGGCCAGTACTTCCACTAGGTTGTGGAATAGGGGAGTCTGCACCTGGCATCCGGCGCGCTTCGGTCACGCCAGTGACAAAACTCGAGCGCGTTTCTGTCCCGCTTGGCAATACCGTGCCATCCGGCACAACCTGCCATTCATCAGATAGTTCAAATTTGCCCGGTTCACCCTGCAGCTTGTTCACGTCCTCGATCTTGACCGGGCGTTCGGCGTACAGGCTCTCTGGCAGCACGCCAAGGCGTTCCGCCCTCGTCCGCACCCTGGCGCGCACCAGCGCGGCCACAGCCTGCGCATGGTCGTCACCAAGCGGTTCCAGACCGGCTGCCTTGCGGGCTTCGTCGGCGTCCTTCAGTTGCTGCAGCACGTCGTCGTGGATGCGCTGGGCGCTGGCGTCGATGGCCTGTGGGGTGGGTCGTTCGGTCAGGATCGGCTCGAATCCGAAGTGCTTGGCCAGCGCGGTGGGGCGATCGAGGGAGTTGGACAGGAATACCCGTTCCGCCCTCTCCGTGTCCGTCAGGGCTTCAGTTTCAGCCTTGGTGGTCAGTTCTGCCAGCCGGGTGTCTGCCTGCTTTCTGGCCTCGACAAACTGGTCGGCGGTGTAGGTTGGGGTGCGGCTTAGTTCCGGTGCGCCGGCGCGCAGCTGGTTTTCCAGATCCAGCACGCGTGCCTTCAGTGCGTTCATCTCTAGGCGTTCCGGATCGGACAGGGGTGCTGCCTCGGCCTTGGCTGCCATCTCGTCCAGCCTGGCTGTCTCGGTGAACAGGTTCTCCTGCACCTTGAGCATTTCAGCGCGACTTGGTGGTACGTACTCATCCTCTGTCTGCTGTGGGCGTTTGAGGCTGTATCGTTTAGCCAGCGCGTCGGCGTTGTCGATGTTGGCGGCCAGCCAGTCCCGTTCCGCGCGTTCTTCCGGGCTTACGAACTGTTTGAGTTGTCCTGGGATCGTGATCGGTTTTCCATCCGGTCCCGTCACCGTTTTGTCTGGGGTTCCTTCCAGTTTCGTGTTGATGGCGTCCAAGCGTGCCTTCAACAATCCCTTGAGCACTTCCGGGTCTACTGGTTTTTCTGGCGGTCCGACGAATTCCTGTGGATCTACTCGTCCTTTCTGCACATCGGCTACTTGCTCGGCCGGCGTTTTTCCTGTCTTGACGAAAACGCTGACGATGTTGCTGGATGCCACATGGGCGGCTTTCAGGCCACCGATCAGGATGGCGGCGTCGACAAACTCCTGCGCATCCGGCAGGCGCCCCTGCAGGGCGGCCGGGATGGTCGGCATGGCGGCAATCTGGGTGGCGAGGTCGGCCGCCTCGATCGTCCGAATGGCGGTGGGTACGCTGATGCTCTGGCCGATTGCCGGTGCAATGGCCTTGCCGACCACCCTGCCAGCCACAGCACCGGCGCCCATGGCAGCGGCGTTGATGCCGGCCTCGGTCGCGGTCGTCTTGGCCACTTCCCGCACGCTGTTCCAGAAGTCGGCCGCGGTCATCACGTCGCCGGACTTGTAGGCTTCGATCAGGGTCTGCCGGATGGCTGCAGGAACGGCTCCCATGCCCGCACCGGCGCCGAGGAGGCTGCCTACTGCCGTTCCCACGCCTGGGGCCACGGCGGTGCCCAGCGCGGCTCCTGCTGGTGCTCCTGCGATGGCTCCGCCAATCATCAGTGGTAGTTCTGATCCGACGTGGGCGGCTCCTGACAGGGCACGTTCCCACCAAGATGCGTGCTGCGGATCCATGACCAGGTCCGGCAGCTTCCCGCGCCATGCCAGTCCGGGGGCTGATCCTTGGAATCCGGCCTGAATGCTTTCCAGTGCACCGGTGGCCGCCCGCGGCGCCAAGCTGACCGGTTCAAGGTCGTCCAGCAGGGACTTTGGCGGCTTTGGTGCTGGTGGAAGCGTTGGCGGGTTTGCTGCGGCTACCGTCGCCGGTTCCAGATCGTCAAGTAGGCCACTCATTGCACTTCACCCATGCGGATCTGTCCGGCGCTGGTGCGCGCTGGATCCTGACGAATCTGGCCAGTTGGGGTCATGGTGGTGACCGGTGGCTGGGTGGCTGCTGTTTTCGGCTTCCTGCCCGGTATCCAACGCGGATTGCCGTTCTCGTCCCGGATGGCGCGCGTTTCAGGTGGCAGGGAGTCCATCCATGCCTTGGCTTCTTCCTTGGTCTTGATCGTGCCCGGCAGTTGCGGCAGGGTCTTGATCATGTCAGGCGTGAATGCCAGCGGTTCCTTGGTGCCCGCCTTGACGTCGGCGGCGCCCTGCGCCAGTCCCTGTGCCGGGGTGCTGTTGATGTAGGTCTGCAGGTATTTCTGGCTCACGATCGAGTCGGGGCTGTCCAGCATGAACAAGCTCCGCACGTCCTTCTTGGCGGCCACGTATTCGTCGATCTTCTTGGCGGCGTCCTCCTGCCATTTCATGGTGGCCATGATCTGGCGGTCGGGCTGGGCCGTGAACATCGGGTTGGTCTTGAAGTAGAGCTCGACCTGCTTGCCGGC